CCTGTCTCCAGGGCTCAGGCGTGTTTGGTGCGAATATTGTTCGCAATGTTTGCTTGACCATTCACGTTCCTGGTGGTAGGGATGCCAGCAAAGTGCAGAACCGTTTAACTTCGGTACGGCAATCTGCGCCATGATGTTAGGTCTCTCCTCGATACAAATTTTATTGTATCGAGAACAAACTTTTCATTTAGTCGCCGGGTGGGCATATGGACATTCCATATGTCTTCCTGTGTGGCGGGTTCTCTGATTTTTACTTCAGACGTCCAGCCCGGGTATACATCCGGCAGTACGTCTGTTCGTAACAGAAACGTTTCCATTGCGCCCTGATCGACGATGACTTTCACAGTCAATCCGGGCCAACTAGTATTTATAACTCTGAGTAGAGCACCCTCGTCTGCGTCAATATTGACCCAGTCGTGGATGCTAATTCTACCAACAAGCTTGCCTAGGACCTTGTTCTTGGCAAGCACGCAGAGTTTTACATCATCTGTGACGATGATAACCAGCTCTTCGTCCGCGTTAGCTACTTCGTGGACGATGATCGGGTCATCAGCTATTATATCTACAGGTGGAGGATTGGTCCAGGTCCTGGTCTCCAGGATCTGGTCTCGATTCTCCCAAAACCATTCAGACAAACGCCTTGCGGACCTCTCGTAGGGGGTGTCCGCGGGCGCACGTTTGACAAACCTTTTGGGGTAGTCCCAGTCGATATCAACCCTTAAGGGGTCGCATTTCTCTAGGACTGCCACGATTTCTAGGGGGTACAGGTCGGTCTTGTTCCTTATACTAAGGGCCCAAGGTCGATCTTTGTAATTTTTTGAAAATTTCTTGACCACCGAAAGGGTGTGTTCGTGGGTCGTCGGTTCCAGTTGGATACCGATGCCCTTGACACACTCGATGAGGTCCCTTTTGGGGACCCCAACGAGGTCATTCAGTCTTTCTTGAAACATATAGAACTTGTTAATCGTCTTTTCGTCAACAAGTTCTCCTGTTATTATTAACTTCTCAAGCACGCCATCTGGGAATAATTCCCACTCGCTTGCCTTGAGACATCTAAATTTTTTGATCGGGTCATCCTCGGGGATACTATGAACCTCGAGATACGCCTGATCATCGAAATGTCTTTGGCCATCGACCATTACTCCTCTCAATTTTGAGATGAGTTCTGGCCGGTCGCCATTCAGTTCTTCCATGACTTGAACCGTTATGTTTTGTGCGTAACGGCTCTTCATAGTCATAATTGCTCTTGTCCAATTATCGGGGTCCCAGTTTGATACTGGTCTCCCGATCCCGAATATCTGCCTTGGCAGATATATTGGATAACTTTCATATTTTAAACCTAAGCAAATGTCTTGTAGGACACTTGCAACAGAAAATAGCCTTCGACTAATTCTGTGGTATTTTACATAGTCCATGTCCTTTCCCATGAGGGTGGCTTTGCCCTCCACGTGGGATGAGAAGTCCTCTCGGTCCTTTCGGACGTCGAGGATTAGCCTCACTTTAGGATGATCTAAATATGGCATAAGTTCCAGATCCTTCAGGCGATTACTCGTCTGAACCGTGTGGAACCTATCAAGTGGAATACAACCGACTTCTTCACAATATGTGAACCAGTCCCTTGTAATATATGTGTCGTTGGGTGCAATGTCATATCCCAGAAGCACGGATGCTTCCAGGAATGAACTACACCACAACTCGGGCTCGTCGCCGGCGACGATGTAAACTCCATCGTCACCGTTACCAGCCCCGACGACTATGTGTCCCAGCGCTACGCTGTCTGCATATGTCTTGCAGACAGCGTGCGCTAGGCTCAAGTTGGTCTTCGTCAGGGGATCACCCATTGGAATTCCATTGAGCATTCTCCCGACAAATTTTCCGTTTAAGTACATGTCCTTTTCGCCTGGCCATATGGCCCGGATGGCGTCCAGGTACTCCTTCGGGAGGCCCATACGCTTTAACAACTCAAGTGTTAATGCATGTGCTGCCTTGATTGGTGGTCTGTCGGTGGCCTTTTCCCAGTCCATCGACATTACGACCTTATTCTTTTCCCATAGAATAGCACCCCGCTTCGGATCGAGGTGGGTGATATCCTTCAGAAATTCGTATCCATGTCGTGCGGCCGTCACACTCTTTCTGAGTATGTCGACGCACTTTATGGCTTCGATCGTTATGTGAGAAAAGGGTTGTAGGAACGCATCTTTCCAAAAAGAACCGCTCGTTACAACCCGACATTTTGACGGTTCCCTGACTCCAGAAATGTTTGTTTTCCAAACACTCTGGTCGGGCTTCCGCGCAGTTATTCTTTTAAATGCTTCGGGAAATACCGTATTGCCGATCTGACCGCCTAGGTTGTCAGGTCCGATGCACGGTATATCCGGGAGGTCGACTTCCCTTTTGAGGAAACCGTACTTCCCTTCCCTCTTCTTCGAGGATTCCGTACATGCGGACGTCGACATAGACGTCCGGAAGTGCGGATTCTGTCTTTCTGATCCCCATGTGGCCACTGTGTCAATTGTTTGATCAATTGCCATCATTAGCCTATCGTTGGGGGTAAATTCTTTTATGGTTGTGACCTCCTTGATGAATTCATCAATGGTCTCTTTAACCATCTTCTTGTTCGCCAATCCGGTCGCCCTTGTTTGGGTCATCACGGACACGCGAAACATCTTCTCTTTTGAATTTACGGTTAACCGACGTATTGCGTCGGTTACCTCGGACAGGAAGCCAAGTTTCCTTGGCGTCGTAGTCCGGGGAATGTGCTTTCTTTCGAAGACACATTTCCGTATTTCCTTTTTCCATTTCTTTAGAGGCCTCAGGATCTGACTTAGATCCTCGACCCCCTGAGAGATAACACAATTCATGATCCTGTCGCTCATGTCATAGACATGTTCGACAGTACCATCACCCATTAGGACTTCCGGAAAGGCGAGTATCATCTGCGAGATGATACCGTCGGCCGTGTCCATTGAATTTTTAAGTTCAAGGCACCCCTTCTCCGTTTTGAGGAGTTGGCGTACCTTGTACTTTGGATATGGTCTTAGGCGCTTATACCAGAAGGTATATCGTCTAATGACCGTAACCTTTTCCGACCACTTGAGCTTCAGAAAGGGTCTTTTCCCTATTCTGGTCCTCCAGAGGTTGGTATATTCATAGTCCCACGCCTCCCG